TAGTCAGGGGTCTACCGTTGAATAGCTTGGTCGATTGCGGGTGACGTTTCTCCGTCGTATAGATTGTCTCAGTCATATACTTCCTCATAACTTGTTTCTGTAAAGTAAATGGGCTTATTCACGTAAAGGCCCAAAGATATAAACCTCCTCATAACTTGTTGCTGTCAATGTGCACAGTCTTACCGCAGTCAGGCTTGGCTTGCTTGTTGTCGTACACCGCCCACAACACGGGGCATGTCCACGTACCCCAGTCGTACACGTACCCATCGGTAAACACAATCACAGCTTGCGGGTTGATCTTGTGCTCGGTCATGTACTCGGACACACAATTCACATCGGTACCACCACCACCTGCTGGCTTGGTGCTTTGCACTAGGGTATCGGTTTCGGCATGGTCGTATGTCTCATCGGCACAGACCCGAGTGTCCCAATACAGTAGACGTATGCGCTCAGGTCGCACGTTGTCACACACTGCCTTGATCTCGGACAGGAACGTAGTCAACTCGCACTGACCGATAGACGCTGACGTATCGATAGCAATCACCAGCTCACCCACCTTCTCACTGATACCGCTGGGCATGTACACACCGGTAGACACAAAGCGGCGATTGGGTCGCGCCCATGTAGAAAAGTCCTTACCCGCACACGTTGTACTGATGAACTCACGCAACACATCACGCCAATCGATCTGCGGTTTGAGTAACTCCTCAAGGTCACGGGCACCACCACTGCCCAACTTACCGGCAACAAGTACACCCTGACGTATTGCTTCCTCGACCTCACGCTCAAGGTCACCCTTCTCCTCCTCGCTCAACTGCTCGGCACCGTCCCAGTCATGATCATCCATACCGTCACCGATCCCACTGCCATCATCACCCTCGGGGATAGAGTCGTATACCTGATGAAACACTTGGGCAGTATCCATGTCGCGGTACTGTGCATCGAGCAACCCAACCTTGGGCATCTTGATAAACCCCATACCCTCATCACCGTCAACCAACTGTATGTTGATAACATAGTCGCAGGCAACGTTGGCTACTTGTGGGTGCTTGTCATAAAGATGTTTCCACGTAGTCAAGTGCTGGTACATCTTGTGGTAACACTCGTGCAGTATCAGGAATCGCAACTCGGCATCGTTGAGTCCATCGACAAACGCTCGGCCATACATCTCGTCACGCCCATTGGTACACGCGGTTGGGACGGTATCATCTACCGTCCGGTCACCAATCATCAGCACGCTGGATAAACCCACGTACTTGTCATGCGCCATGATAGCCATGACAGCTTTTTGTAACCGCTGTTCGGCGGTCAACGTCTGGTTTAGAGCTAACATACCTCCTCCTTACTTGTCTGCTGTAAACAGATAGTTGTTGTCCATCGCCCACTTGGTGAACTTACTGTTCTGCATGACGATAGCTTGTTTGGCGTACTTCTTACCGCGTACACCGTTAGCGAACACACCCTGCGCTTCCTTGGATAGGCGCAACATGTACGTCATCCACTGGTCAACCCAGTCACGTTCGAGTGTCGATAACACCTTATACACAACCATCATCACAGCGCCCGCACTGGTAGGCACAAGTGCAGATTGGGGGTCGGACTTGATTGAATCGATAGACGGCAACTGATCGGCAAGTCTAGCGAACGCCATCATGTCACCCGCTGCTGACCCACCGATGGTGCCAATGAGTAAAGACGTTAGTGTCTTGTCATTGAACTGGTCGCGTACTTTCATCCAGTCACTGGCCGCTTCGAGTGATCGAGGTGTGACAAACGCCGTACGGGTAGACCGTGGGTGGAATATGTAGTCATTGTCCTCGGGATCTTGCACGTCGCGGAAGTCGGCAAACGCCTTGTCGTTGTTGCGGCACCACCCCAGCACTGTCGGGTCAACGTCGTTGTTGATACCCCACTCGATCCACTGCTCCCACGTCGGCTTGGTAGATTCGATCACCGTCAGGCGATTACAGGCATGTGCTGGTAACAAGTCACCGACACCCTCAGCACCGAGGTTAGTTGTGGCAAACACAATACTGTCAGGATGCAGGGTATAACTCCCGATCTTACGTTCGAGCATCATACGCAATAGCGCGAGCTTGACCGCTGGGTTGGACTTACCGAACTCATCAATCATCAGGATGATCGGCTTGTCATGGTGTGCACCCAACTCCTCATTGGTCAGGTATCGCACGAACCCACTGCCATCGTCCATGTGCATGATGTCAGGGATGGTGATATCACCAAGATCCTTGGTAGTGCAGTCGAAGTAACACGCGACGTGCTTGGGTAACTCTGCTGATAACATGTTTAACAGGGATGACTTACCCGTACCCATGTGACCCTGCACAAGTATGGTACGTTGATGACCACCGGCAATGATTGCTTGGGCGATCTCGTCTAGGTTTACCGCATACAGATTGGCTGATGTTGCCATGTTATGTCCTCCTTCATTGGACTGGTTGTTATCGTTAGTCGGTGGACTAACGTTGTTTTGGTTAACACGTTACTACTAAAAAATAACGATATGTCGGAAGCCGGCTTATGTTATTGGCGATTAGCACACCGTACATAAACACGTTACTGATAAACACTTGGGTAATGGGCACGAAATGTACCGGTGGCTTCGTAGAAGCTGATGTCACTACCGTTTATTCCTATGCACTCGGTTGTACCGCACGTACTCTCGCGTATCGACGTGCTTGAAATAGTGCATCGTCTCGCTCGAATACATATACATATAGTGCCACTTCGCTTCCTCACCCATCCCGTTACGGATGGCATCGTCGAACGCATCCTTGGGGTGCAACACCGCACGCCCATGTCTGTGCCACAACTGATCTTCTGCTGCGCTGTATCTCATCGCTCTAACTCCTTTCTGATTGCATACACTTCTATCCAATGCACTGCGCTCCCATCCTTGTCGTTGTAAACGCCTGACAATTCCGTCGTTCGCTCGGCAGTATCAATGAGGCAATCGAGCATTTTCAGCAGTGAGGATTTACCCACAGCCATGCTTTCTGTCTGCTCTCGCAGAGATTTTGTCCGGTCCATCTCAGTTCTCCCTACTAGTGTGTTTTACAAGTCTATGGTCGGTAGGCTGCTGATAACGTCTTCTACCACCGCTTTGGTTTCGGCACGGAGGTGCTTGTCCTCACGTAATGCCTCGGGTGACAATGGCATCCTACCCAGACCACGGAACTGTTCTTCGAGCTTGGTGCGTATCGCTTCCATCTGGGTATCGCCGGTCAGGTTGCACGCCTTGAGCATGTCGATCATATCGAGCACACCGTCGAACGTGCTAGTGGATAGCCGCTTCTGCTTGGGCTTGCCGTCCTTGCGCTTACCTACGTCGGTATCGTCCAGACTATTGTGCAGTCGTTCGAGATAGGTGCGGGTACGGTTGAACACATCACCCATTGCCTTAGTGATCTGCGCTTCGTAATGTTCCTGATATTGTGTTTTCAGGATGGCAGCTTGCTCGTTGCCCATGTCAACCCGAAAGTCACCGGCCTCGGGCACAGGTGAATACGTTACAGAGAAACGGAACTTACGCTCTAAGTCATACACTGACATATAGTCGGCATCGTTGAACAGTGTGCCCAGCTTGGCGCGAGACTGTATAATCTCCCAGTCGTACACATCAAGGAACGCTTGCACCAGTCGGTTGAACTCTTGCTCGAACGCAGACATCTGGTTTTGGTAATCAAAGAACATCGCAGTCGGTACCAAACGCTGACCGAGATCTGACCACGGCATTGTTAGCGCGTAGTGCTGGTTGCGCGCATTGGCAACGAAATCTTGCACCGCTCGCAACTCGGCACAGTCACCCAGTAATTTCTTACTGACATTCGCTGTACCAGACGCCGCGTTGTTCTGCATGGTGATCTGCGCTGATGCGCTCTTGTCTTTCTTGCGTCCCGTCCAGACTGACGCGCTAAACTCGACGATCATGGCGCTTGATTGTATCGATGGTGCCGACACGTTGGGTACTGCTGTTAACATGGTATCCATTGCTATATCTCCATAAGTTGTTTGTGTGATACCGTTAGTCGGTGGACTAACGCTGCGTGAAGTCGAGGCGAAGTGCCCCACTCACAAACACATTATCGCATAGATAGAGTATGATGTCAAGCGTTCGAACGTGGTGTAGTCTGGTGTAGTTTGATAAATGTTCTTGAATGTTCGGTCAATGTTCGGTTTGGAAATGGCGCAAGTTATTGATAAGTAAAGAATGTAGCGAATGTTCGGTAAAATGGGAGAAAAGGCTCCAGCTTCCCCTTCTCTTAAGAGCAGGAAGTTTTCAGTTATAAAGATGCTGAAAAGATGTTAGAGATAAAGGTAAACAAAATATAGTTAAGTATAATTTTATTTATAGAACATTATTAATAAATATATATATATAGGGCTTTTTGGCTGTAATACACTAGACCAGATTACACCAGACTACACCATATTACACCAAACATAATGTAGTAAAACGTAGTTGGGATTACCGAACATTCACGGAACATTATACGTTTTTACCGAACATTCAGGAACATTACCCTGCGTTAGTCGGTGGACTAACGATACGCGCCGTGCTACTACGGGAACTGGTATCAACCATAAAGAAATTAGCGTAAAGCGTGATGCGGCGCGCTACTACGGGAACTGGTATCAAATTTATTTGAGACAAAAAAAAGCCCCTCCGAAGAGGGGCCAGTTGGTTAGGCTTGCTGTATGTCTGCAAGATCTTTTAGGATGGCTTCAAGTTCAACCTTGATCATCCGTCGTCTCTCATCACCGAAGGACTCAGGCAGTTTATCATTTTTAGCCTTGACCCTATCGAAGGCCTTAGATAGTTCAGCCATCAATCTATCCAGCTCAGACTTTTTGGTGCTGGTAGCCTCACCCGCCTTGATCTTGGATTGCTTATCCATATAAGCCTGAACCGCCGCCTTGATCTTGCCCATCTTAGATGTGGCATAACCTTGATTGTTGGTTATTGCCTTGACGTGCTCAGGGTTAACTATGTTGGCCTTCCAACCGTCCTTGCCTTTCTTGCCAGCATAACTATCCTTTAAGGCTAACAGCTTACGTATATCCGCCGGTATCTGTTGGTAGCACGTTTCCCAATACTGATTCCAGATCTTGACGTGAGCTGATTTGGCAGAAATACCCTTTTTAAGTTTCCCGCTCTTTTCATAGGGGCTGGCTAGATGTTCAACCTTACCACCCGCCTTGATGTAGGCCATTGCAAACAGCTCCAAGGTATTGCGCGCCTTGAATCTCGCATGATCCGCAATATCAGCATTGCTGCAATAGGTTGCGATGTAACCGTTTAACTTTTCGTTTGATGCTAGTTTACTCATAGTCTTATAACTCCAGTTGTGTTAGTCCATGGACTAACGGTAGGCGGGGCTATCCGGTAGTGGTTTTCCCTCTCACCTGTAAACAAGTTAACACGAGACGGTAGATAGTCCAGCAATACCTAGGGTCGCGTGATGGTCTGGATCTGGCTGGCTGGCTGGCCGTTTTCTGACATGGCGACCCCTACCTACCCCCTATGCACCACTTCTCCTACAGGGACTCCAGCATTACTCTAGCATTACTAATCTACACGAATAATGACCGTTTTTTTGAGTTCAGACCCCCCACCCCCCTCATATAGGGAACACCCCCCGGTAGGAGTCCCAACTTCTAGTTGCAAAAAATTATTTTTGGTGTAGATTGGTGCCGTTAGATGTTAGTTAGTGCACATTTATGACAGTGACCGTAACGCCTGAAATTGGTATACCGCTATCTGATAACGTTCCATACATGGACCTACGTATTAGAGCGGAGGCTGCGTGCAATACCGCTATGCTTTTGTCGGAACATGGGCTGGACATTACACCAAACAAAGAAGACAAAGATGTAGCGGCTGGTTTAGCAGTAGATTACGCGGAGAACCCAGAGAAAACCTCTAAAACGCTATCAATTACCCGCGCTGCTAAGATGACCCCTGCGTCTTTGATCCTGACAAGTAATATATTGAAAGAGTTTGGTCAGTCCGTAGCTGAAAGTGCGACCCAGATACGACACCTAGTCACCAACAAGCTCCTACTTGAGTCAGAGAACCCAGACCCACGGGTAAGAATCCGTGCATTAGAGCTGTTGGGTAAGATATCAGACGTTAGTTTGTTTGCAGAGAAGTCAGAGGTGACGATTACGCACCAATCAACTGACGATTTACGGGCAAAACTGCGCCAAAAACTAGAAAAACTAGTAAATCCACCCGAAGAACTCAGTAGATCTGTAGTTTTAGATGGGGAAGTCATCGATATAGACGCCAAACTAGGGATAAAACCTAGAGAACCCAAAGAACCCAGCGAAAAGCCTCTACATCCGGGGTGGTTAGGCGCAGAAGAACCGGAGTATGACGATGAGTGAGGTCGCTTTTGACTTCACAGAAGAAGAAATCCAAGCCATGCTGGATAATCTTGACGAGTACACCCCCGACGAGGTGCTAGAGATAGACAAACTCGTTGGTGAGTTAGACACCCGTAAGAAAAACAAGTTAGCGTACGATGATTTAATAGAATTTTGTAAGGCGATGCAGTCGGACTACATCGTAGGTAAGCACCATCGCATTCTTGCAGATATGCTTATGGCAATCGAGCAAGGGGAAAAAGACCGTATCTGCGTAAACATCCCGCCCCGCCACGGAAAATCACAACTAGTGTCTATATTCTTCCCGGCGTGGTTCTTGGGGCGGAACCCTAATAAAAAGGTCATGATGGTGTCGCATACCACCGATTTGGCTGTGGATTTTGGTCGAAAAGTACGTAATTTGATCGCTGTAGACGCGTATAAATCGATCTTCCCTACCGTCAACCTAGCCTCAGATTCCAAGTCTGCGGGTCGGTGGAACACCAGCGTAGGGGGTGAGTACTATGCTTGCGGTGTCGGTTCAGCCCTTGCTGGGCGTGGTGCTGACCTGCTTCTGGTAGATGATCCGCACTCTGAGCAGGATGTTATTAACGGTAACTTCTCGGTGTTTGAGAAAGCCTATGAATGGTATACGTTCGGTGCACGTACACGTTTGATGCCGGGGGGACGGGTAGCGATTATCCAGACTCGATGGCACATGGACGACCTGACGGGGCGTGTGGTGCGGGATATGGGACAGAACGAACGGGCTGATGAGTTCGAGGTTATTGAGTTCCCAGCTATACTAGAATTAACTGATAAAAAAACAGGTAAGTCTGTACAGAAACCGTTATGGCCTGAGTTTTTCGACTTAGACGCTTTGCTACGGACTAAGGCATCAATGCCTACTTTCCAGTGGAACGCCCAGTATCAGCAGGAACCTACGGCAGAAGAGGCTGCACTTATAAAGCGTGAGTGGTGGAATATATGGACAAAGGAAGATCCCCCTAAGTGCGAATACCTTATTATGTCGTTAGATTCTGCGGCAGAGAAGCACAACCGTGCTGACTTTACGGCCTTGACGACGTGGGGCGTTTTCTTTAATGAAGATACAGATGCGTACAACATCATCCTGTTGAACAGTATTAAGAAGCGGTTGGAGTTTCCCGAGCTAAAACAGTTAGCGTTAGAAGAGTATGCTGACTGGGAACCCGACTCGTTCATCGTGGAGAAGAAAAGCTCTGGTGTGGCGATCTATCAGGAGATGCGTCGTATGGGACTACCAGTGCAGGAATATACCCCTCACAGAGGATCTGGTGATAAACTAGCACGTTTAAATTCTGTCGCTGATATTGTAGCATCAGGTATAGTGTGGGTACCCGAAACTCGTTGGGCAGAAGAAGTGGTCGAGGAGATTGCTGGATTCCCATTTATGAGCCATGATGACCTAGTGGATTCGACTGTCATGGCGTTGATGCGTTTTAGGCAAGGTGGATTCATACGCTTACCAACTGATGAACCTGATGACATACGTTACTTTAAACAACGACGTGGCGGGTATTACTAAGAGTATAAATTATGGCTATTGAGAAAGGGTTATACGCGGCTCCAGAAGGTATTGATGATCTGCTCGAAGGTGAGATGGTGGATGATGATCTTGAGGGTGGCGCATTAGAAATTGAAATTGTTGATCCTGAAAGCGTCACACTGTCTGACGGTAGTATGGAGATCACGCTGATCCCTGATGCTAATGAAGTAGATTTAATGGCGTTTGATGCTAACCTCGCAGAAGCGTTAGATGACAATGAGTTGCAAGGACTCGCACAAGATTTAATTGGGTTGATCGATTCAGATATCGAGAGCCGAAAAGATTGGGCTGATACGTTTGTCAAAGGACTTGACGTATTAGGGTTCAAGTACGAAGAGCGCACAGACCCGTGGGAAGGTGCCTGCGGGGTTTACTCTACTGTACTGGCCGAAGCCGCGATACGTTTCCAAGCAGAGACGATGAGCGAGACTTTCCCAGCCGCTGGCCCCGTACGTGTAAAAGTACTAGGAGAAGAAACACCCGAGAAAGCTGAAGCAGCAGAACGTGTAAAAGCAGATATGAACTATGAGCTGACTGAGCGCATGGTTGAGTATCGACCCGAGCACGAAAGGCTTTTATATAGCCTAGGACTGGCAGGTTCAGCGTTCAAGAAAGTATATTTTGACCCTAATATGGGTCGTCAGGTAGCTATCTATATCCCTGCTGAAGACGTGATTGTACCTTACGGCGCGTCCCATATTGAGACCGCAGAGCGTGTTACACATGTCATGCGGAAGACCAAGAACGAGCTGAAGAAGCTCCAAGCGATGGGGTTCTACCGTGAGGTAGACTTAGGTGAGCCACAACCGTTTCATACAGATATAGAGAAAAGAAAGGCAGAAGAAGGTGGATATTCAATCACTGATGATGATCGATATGCGATATATGAAATACACGCGGATCTCATTATTGACAGTGTTGACGAGGACGATGACGAGATTGCAAAGCCTTATGTTGTCACGATTGAACGTGGTACGAACAATGTTTTAGCGATCCGACGTAACTGGAGCGAAGAAGATCCGCTGATGTTGAAGCGTCAGCACTTTGTACATTACGTCTATGTACCGGGGTTTGGGTTCTACGGCCTTGGTTTGATCCACATTATCGGTGGGTACGCTCGTGCGGGTACCTCACTCATCCGTCAGTTAGTTGATGCTGGCACGCTATCTAACCTGCCCGGTGGGTTAAAGTCTCGTGGCTTGCGGATCAAAGGTGATGATTCACCCATCGAGCCGGGGGAATGGAAGGATGTGGATGTGCCGTCTGGAAGCATTCGTGACAATATCATGCCGCTTCCGTACAAGGAGCCAAGCCAAACACTGCTTGCGCTACTCAACCAGATTACCACTGAAGGCCGCCGGTTAGGGGCGATCAGTGATATGAACATCTCTGACATGTCGGCTAACGCTCCGGTAGGAACGACGCTGGCGCTGTTAGAACGTACGCTTAAGCCTATGGCTGCGGTACAGGCTCGTGTCCACTACGCGATGAAGCAAGAGTTCAAGATGCTCAAAGCTATCATGGCGGAGTATGCACCCACTGAGTACGACTATATCCCCATGCGGGGCGAGGTCAGTGCACGGGTAGCGGACTACATGATGGTGGACGTGATCCCTGTCAGTGATCCTAACTCGTCAACAATGGCCCAGCGAGTTGTCCAGTACCAAGCGGTACTGCAGATGGCGCAGAGCGCCCCACAGATCTATGACCTGCCACAGCTACACCGACAGATGATCGAGGTATTAGGAGTTAAGAATGCAGATAAACTTGTCCCGACTCAAGATGACCTTAAACCGACTGATCCGGTTAGTGAGAACATGGATGCGCTCAATGGCAAACCGCTTAAAGCGTTTATATACCAAGATCACGACGCGCACATAACGACGCACCAAGCGTTTATGCAAGACCCTATGGTGGCCCAGATGATTGGTCAAAACCCACAGGGACAAGCCATTATGGCTGCTCTGCAAGCGCATTTAGCGCAACACTTAGGGTTTAACTACCGTAAGCAGATGGAAGAAAAGCTGGGAGCATCCCTCCCTGCACCAAACGAAGAACTTCCTGAGAACATTGAAGTTACTTTAGCTCAGTTGATGGCAAAGGCTGGTACTCAGCTAACGCAAGCACATCAACAACAAGCTGCACAAACGCAAGCACAACAGCAAGCGCAAGACCCTGTACTCCAGTTACAACAGCAAGAACTGGCGATAAAACAACAGGAAGCCCAACGTAAGGCTCAAAAAGATGCTGCCGACATAGAACTCCGCAGAGCGGAACAACAGCGTAAAGTCCAAAAAGACCAAGTAGACGCTGCTTTAGACGTGGAACAACTTAAGCTAGATAAACAAGAACTCTCTATTGAGGCCCAAAAAGAAGGGGTCAAGATTGCGTTGGATAAGCAAAACAACAAAGAGAAATTAGATTTAGAGCTTATGCGCCTTATTGAACAACAGAACAAGGGTCAGTAATGGCTAAAACCGTATTTGACGTGCTTAAAGACAAGCTGACGGAAGACAAATCCGCAGCACTACAGTTTCTTGGAGGGGGTGGAGCTAAAGACTTCGCTCAGTATAAGGAAGTTACAGGTATGGTTCGGGGTCTCGAAACCTGTATCAATTATGTAGAAGACCTCTCACGCAATATGGAAGAGTATGATGAGTGAAGCAATAGAAACGCTAGCACCTGAAGAGATGCTGTCGCAAGAGGACATAGAGGCGCAATTACCGAAACCCGTAGGGTACAGGGTGCTTGTCGCGTTACCACAAGTTGAGGAGACGTTCGGGGATACCGGACTGCTTAAATCTACAACGACAATGAGCCAAGAACACATTATGTCGATAATCGGACTGGTGTTGGATATGGGCGACCAAGCCTATTCTGACGAAGAACGGTTCCCGTCAGGCCCGTGGTGTAAGCCGGGGGATTATGTAATGTTCCGTATGAATACGGGCACTCGGTTTAAAGTTGGTGGGGTTGAGTATCGTCTGATGAACGATGACTCTATTGAGGCCATAGTGGCTGATCCCCGTGGTGTAACACGCGCATAAGGAGTAGGTATGCCATTTCAAAAAGTAGAATTTCAATTCCCTGACGAGCAAGAAGAAGAGCAAAAAATAGAGATAGAAGGTTCTAGTGCTATCGAGATTGACTTGTCTGGGGGTGCAGACAACGACCCTGAAGGTGAAGAGGTTGAGGCGGAGCCTGAAGTCGAAGAAGAAACGGTAGCGGAGGACGATAGCGAAGAGCTAACAGAAGACGTTACTAAGGAAGAGTTAGCAGGTTATTCTAAAAAAGTTAACAAACGGATAGCTAAACTAACTGCCCAACGACACGAAGAAGCGCGACAGCGGGAAGAGCTAGAACGCTTTAGCCGTACGCTTCTAGAAGAAAATAAAAAACTTAAAGGTACGGTTGATAAAAACCAAGAAGCCTTACTAGAGCAAGCTAAAAGGACCGCTGCTGGTGAGATGATTATAGCTAAACGTCAGTATAAACAGGCTTATGAAGCTGGTGATGCTGACAAGGTGATAGAGGCGCAAGAAAAGCTAACTAACGCCAAAATCAAAGCAGACAGGTTGGCTAACTTAAGACCTGATACTTTACAAGAGGTTGAAACTCCTGTAGAAACAAAGGAAGATGTACAACAAGACATACCGGCACCCGTCGATAAAAGGGCTAATGATTGGGCAGCGTCCAATACATGGTTCGGACAAGACGATGAAATGACAAGTTTTGCGCTGGGATTGCATACAAAACTTGTCAAACTCGGGGTAAGTCCCCAGAGCAATGAGTACTACGAGAGCATAGACTCTCGCATGAGAGAAGTATTTCCCGATAATTTCGAGGATAAAATTGGTGAACGAGTCGAAAAACCGAAAAGACAATCTAACGTGGTGGCTCCCGCAACGCGAAGCACAGCTCCAAAGAAGGTTACACTTACGCCCACGCAACTAACACTTGCAAAACGTTTAGGACTAACACCAAAACAATACGCTATGCAAATGGCGATAGACATGAGGAAACAATAATGGCTCAAAATAGACTAGATCGAGAGCAAACCACCCGCGAAAAAACTACCCGCAAAAGAAGTTGGCAAAGACCAGAAGTTCTGCCGTCGCCTACTGCTGAAGCTGGTTATGCTTTTAAGTGGGTCCGTGTTAGCACTCAAGGGCAAGTTGATGCCACTAACGTTTCTTCTAAACTCCGTGAAGGTTGGGAGCCTGTCAGAGCAGAAGATCACCCAGAAATTACAATGGTCGCCGTTGAAAATGAACGGTTTAAAGACAATGTTGTTATTGGTGGTTTGATGTTATGTAAAGCCCCTGTCGAACTATCGGAAGAACGTAATGAGCATTATGAACAACAAAATGATGCCCAAATACATTCCGTAGACAACAACCTCATGAGAGAAAACGACCCGCGTATGCCGCTATTCAATGAGCGGAAAACAAGGGTTACTTTTGGTAAAGGAACTTAAACTTTAATTTGAGGAGTCTCTAATGGCTTATCCAACTGTATCAGCCCCTTACGGGTTGAAGCCGGTCAATTTGGTCGGTGGTAGGGTATTTGCTGGTGCTACTCGACAGTTCCCCATTGCTTCTGGTTATGCAGCAAACATCTTTAACGGTGATGTTGTAAAGCTAATCAATGACGGTACTAT